CTTCTGCTACCTCTAAATAATCTTCAGAAGTAAAATGAGTTTTGATCAAACCTGAAGCTTGACTAGGACTCATAGATACGTGCATAGTATACAATTCACCTCTAACACAATGTTTATTTATTAGAACAAAATCGCGACAAATTCCTAAAATTTTAGTTCTAACTCGAGATCCGTCTTTGAATTGTAGAACAGTATATCTAACATTAGAATGTATAGTATTATGTAATTCATCAATTTTATTATAATTACGTGGTGTACCTACTAAATTTGGAGTAATATTAATCACTTGATCGTAATCAATATCACAATCTTTTTTTTTAGTGGGTAGAGGAAACAAACAATTAGACTGTTTTTCATTAACTAATATATAGTCATCAACATTATCATCAGTGAATTTACCACTAGTAGTTATATTTCCTTCAGACTTAATATTATTAACAACTTTATATGTTTTAAGTGCTATTTTTGTAGAGGCAGCAACAACTGTGAAAAATAATAATATAGGTGGTAAACTGGAAAATATTTTACGAGAAAATACTTTCCATTTTTGTAATGTATATCTTTCATCCTCATATATAAAAGTTTTTAGAAACAAAAAAGAAAATAATGAGGCATTATAAGTAAGATTATATATGTTATTTAAGAAATTGTTGTAAGTTATAGTATGATACAGGCGTATGGTTTCACTAAGAGCAAAAAGAGTACGTCTGGAATTCTTAACTTCTCTTTCTGTTCTACGAGTATATATAGCTAAAAACCAAACAAGAATGGTAAGAATATGTATAATAACAGAACAAAAAGCAAAGATATATGATTTAGTACAAAAGTAAAACCAAATTGAAATGTAAAGGATATAGAGAATATTTAAAAAAATATAATTGGGTGTGTAGACCTCAAATAGATCCGCTTCAGCAGTTACTACTTCAGACTTAGGTATTAAATATTTAGATACATCTTCTGATGTTGCTTCCATAAATTTCTTTTGAGCTTCCTTATGTTGTTTGTATGATTCAGATAATTGCGCACAGAGTCCAAACATATCAAAAACTTCTTTATCTCTAACATTGGGATCATTATGTTCATAATAAACTTTGGTAGATTTGACATTGCCCTCTTGAGGACATTGTTCGTAAATACGAAAGTCCCATAAATCCATTTTATGTTCCAAATTTAGAGTTTTGAGTTTGGCAGTGTCGAGCGATACGCCACCAGGTTTTCTATATTCTTTTTTAACCTGTGTCTCGATATATAAAAATCTTCTTCTAATTGCAGCAGGAGCTGACATAATAGTATTAAGATTCATATCGGGGTTATTAGTATCAATAACAACTAATTCTGGCATGGCATAGTTAACGCCCTTGTCTTCTATAGCAGCTTGGTCAGGACAATAAGGAGAATTATCAATTAACATCAGTAATTCGTCAATAGTTTCATCTCCTTTTTGAGCTAATAAATTAGATATAGATCCTACTTCGGGTATGTGAATAATAGGTTGTATAATGGGATCATAGCCTGTCCAATATTTAGATTTGGGAGATCTGTTATAAACCACATCTGGTGAATAGATTCTACCAGCTGATTTACAATGTACTTTAAAAATATTCTCTAAAACGGAGGACTTCCCTATACCAGGATCGCCATGTAGAACGATTCCCATAGGAGCCATTCGTCTCTTAGATTGCATTTCTAACATAATTGCTCTACGCATAACACGTAATTCAGTAAGTCTAGCTTTGAAAGGTATATTAGATTTCATAGTTTTAGTTATAGTTTCACCTTTTTTGATGAAAGCATCCGCTTTAGCTAAGAAATCAGTTGCACTCACTCTATCCGATGCTATAGTGTCAACAAAGTTCATATCATTACCTATATATACACTTTTGTAAGAAAGTGTTAATTCGGTAGTTTCATCAATATATTGAGCAATAAGATCTTTATCTAACCAAGCACTAGTAATGGATTTAGTAACGTAGAGAGTGTG